CGGCCTGAGCCTGAAGTTAGAAATGCGACCAATGCCGCTCGTGAGATCTATACGCGCTTGCAACGTCCTGCGGAAGAGTACACCGGCAAGATCACCCAAGAAGACATCAACCTTGCGACCGAGATCGCTAATCGCCGTGGCCTGAAGATCGAGCTTGATCGCGCTTATGCTGGCTCTCAGCAGGTGCGTGGTTTGTATATGGTTGACGCTGATGGTAATCGCATCATCCGAGTCAATCCTCTCATGGCCACGGCTGACACAGCCATTCACGAGATCGGTCACGATATCTTTAAGGGCGTGACCAATAAGGGAATGCGTCGTTCGTTGCTTGACACTGCTCTTGATTCTCCTGCGTATAAGGCTGAGCTTGCGGCGCGTGCGGAGGAAGTTAAACAAGGAAAGATCACGCAAGAGCAAGCTAACGACATCGCGCTCGAAGAAGGCTTGATTCAGGCCTTTGGCGAGCAGATGCCTCAGGTCAAGCGGGGCGAACTTCGCGCGTGGTATCAAGCATTCAAGGCTTCGATGAAACAGCTTGTCATGGGCAAGATGTCACCCGAAGACGCTCTCGCTTGGATGCACTATGCGACCACGGAAGCTGTGCCTTGGAAGGGTGTGGCGGTGGCGAAGGTTGGAGGAGAGGAAAGGTTGCAGCGGGCACAGCAAGAAACTCCTGAATTCAAAAACTGGTTCGGCGAGAGTAAGGTTGTTGACGCTGAAGGAAAGCCTTTGGTGATGTATCATGGAACCGGATATGGTGATATTGCAGAGTTTCAAGGACAACGTAATGTTGCAGGACATTTTACGTTAGATCCTGAGTTTGCTAGTGATTTTGCTTTAGATCCTTGGGCGCCAGATTATAGTAGTGATGCTAATTGGAATCCGACTACTTATCCTGTTTATCTTAAAGCTGAAAAGATCTTTGATGTTCGTGATCCTGTGGCTCGTGCAGAAATAAAGAGTCTACGTGGACCTGTAAGTGAAACACGTGGATGGGATTGGACTGTGTTGGAAAAGCCTGAGGTTATTCGAGAACTTAAGGCTAAAGGATACGATAGTTATTTTGATTTTGAACAAGGATCTAATAAATCACCATCAGGAATTGCTATATTTGAGTCAAATCAAATTAAGAGTGCCACAGCTAATCGTGGAACTTTCTCGCCAGAAAGCAAAGACATCCGTTATCAGCGTGGCTCTATCGACCGCCTCCGTAACTTTTCCGAAGTCGACAGCCTTGAATCCCGCGGCGGCATCTTTTCACAAGTAGCTCAAGGTATGCGTAGCTACTACGCCACGCGTAAATTCATGCAGGGTCAGGCGTCGTCTAAAGAACAAGCGATGTCTTCGCTGTCGCCTGAGCGTCAGGTGATGCTTGGTAAACATATCGGACAGGAGTTTGATCAGCAGCGTTTCATTCAGCCGCCGAGTGAGATCGCTGCGGCCTATAACGAATATCGTAATGAGTGGCAGAAGTTCTGGCCCACTGAGACAAACAAAGCCGGTCATACTGTTCGCACTGCGGGTGGTCAGCGTGCTCGTTTGACTGATCCTTACTATGGACCGTTCCATATGTGGAGTGATAGTGTGCGTGATATTATCACCACAAAGCAAGGGTCGCCTGAATACGTTAAGTTGAAGGATGACTACATCAAACAGCATACGCAGTTTCATCAACAGAATGGTGTTCCGTTGCAAGAAGCTCAGACTCGTGCGATTGCAGAATTCAATGATGCTATTCGTGAGATGTCTGTGCCCTATGATCCGACCGCCGTGGGAACCTTCGCTGGCGCTCGTAAGGCTCAAGGCATTCCGTTGCCTGAATCATGGCGCGAGTATAACATCATGAAGCTCGTTGAGAATTATGATCGTCGCTCGGCTATGGATTATGCGATGCAGGAGCACATGGAGAAATCTCCGGAAATTATGGCGGCGCTGGGTGCTGAAAAGTACTTCAACGATCAGCCTATTCCGCCACAGATTAAAGCATCTGTTCCTTACATTGGCGATGACAACAGCGTAAAGTCAATATTGCGCGAGATGAGCGGCAAACCTGCTCGTCGGCCAGATGAACTTGCGTCTGGGGCGTCTCGCGGAATTAGTTCGTTGACAATCGGCACTGTCTCTAAAGCTACCGAAATACCTACGACGATGATCGCTGGGCTTAGGTATCTTCAGGCCAGTGATTATCTGCCGGGCACGCTAAAGTTTATTGAGAATCTTGCAGATTGGTCGGCGTTGCAAGAGCGTTCTTATGCGTCCGGCTTGAATAAACGCGATGGCGCGCAGAACATGCGGCAGGTTGCAGGCGTAATTGGAGATGCCTCTGGTTACATGAACAAGTTTGCTGAGACTGTCTCTAAGTATACGGGCTTGAATGCGCTTGAGCAGGGTGCTCGAACGATAGCGCAGGGTTGGGGCGAAGTTCTTGTGCAGATCAACAAGCGCAAAGCGGCCACGGGCGACAAAGAAGCTGTGCGTATGCTTGACACACTTAGCCCTGACTGGCGCACTCGTTCAGATGCAGACCTTGCTGGACAGTTTGGTCAATTGATGCAAGGTTCTTATGACATGACACAGCTTCCCGCGTGGATGCTTGAGAGTGGCGCTGCGCCTTATTTGACATGGAGCAAGTGGAGCGCGGGACAATACAATAGCTTCATGAAGTTTGCGATTGAACCTGCGCTACAGGGCAATGTCAAGCCTTTGCTTGGACATCTACTTATCGGCGTGATGGGCGGCGCGGCTGTTGAACAGATTCGCGAGTGGATGAATAATCGTGAAGGCCGTGACGTGAATTGGAATGAGCTTGAGAGTTGGATGCAACAGAATCAAGGTGAGCTTGGTGCTGAGGGAATGAAGCAACTGAGTGTGAAGCTTCTTAACATGGTGCAGAATGTCGGCACGTTTGGTATTGCTGGCGATCTGGCTAAGATGGTTACGACTGCGGCGGTTGGAGGTACTGCTCAGGGTATGGCGACGGCGCCGGTCGCGAATGCTGTGTTTGACACAAGCAAAAAAGTTGCGGCTGCGTTGAAAGCGATTGACGATGGCGAAGACTTTGGTCTTGTGCTGCGTCAGATGATGCTGGATGTGGCGAAGTCACACGTTCAGGTTGCGCGTGTGGGGCAGAATTGGTTGGATGAGGATGAGAATCTGCGCTATGATGATCGGCGTAAGCGTAGGTTGTTTGATGAGTTGACGGGCGCACCTACGCAGTCAGGAGCGTTCTCTGTGAACTATGGGAACTTAGCTGAAAGGGAATTCGAGCGGGGCGAGATCACCCCACAGACCAGCGAAGAGGCATTCTCTTTGGTGTCGAGGGCGAGAGAAGAAGCAACGACACCAGAAGATTATGCGAGCCGGATTAGGAAGTATAAGACAAGTCAGAATCAGATCATGCCTTCGTTGGAAAGGCAGCCGATGAAAGCAGCGAGATATCTGAGCTTTGTCGAAGGCGCAGAGGAAGGCGCTGGGGCTGAGACGCTGAGGCGGTATCTAACGAGAGAACAAGAGAACAAATATCGAAAGAGTTTGATAGAAGGAATGAGTGGGATACGATAAATAAAAAACCCGCCCTGTGATAAGCAGAGCGGGTTTTCTTTTTGTTAGGGTTAGTCGATAATGCGCCAGTCGTTCGACAGCATATCGGTTTGAGACGCCAGCCATCCGGTAAGCACAGCACGTCGGCCGGAAGCGTTCGTCGTGTACATTCGGATGGATCCAAGGCACTCGATTTCTCCACCGTTCTCTTCAGCCAGCGCCTTCAAGTGCGGCTCCTTGCACCACGCAGCTGGGACCGAAAAGGCAGGAAGAAGCCAAAGGTACATCCCTTTGCCATTCCACCCGTTGCGTTGAATTTTGTTACCCAGCTTGAGGGCTTCGAGAGCCTGCCCGAAGGACAGGTTTTCTGTTTGGTTTGTTGTTACCATATGTTTATTATGCGCTGTTAGGGTTTCTCTTCTTCTAATCTCTTCATTACTATTCCGCCGCCACAGGCTGCATAGCCTGCGAGATCGTGCCAGTTCTCCATGTTCTTGGGATTGGCCATCAAGCGTGCTGTTTTGAAGAGGCACATCATGATGGCTACGTCGACGGAGTTGAGGTCTTGTGAGGCTGGCTCACATTTGCTATTGTGCAAATAGACATTCCAAAGCTGTGAGATAACGCGGAAGTTATCCTCAGCGTCGCCATGGGTCACGTTGCGGTCTTTGCAGACGAAGTTTCTTACAGTCTCAAGAAACTCTGCGCGGCGGGCGGCATTTGTATTATTTAGCTGCATAGTATTCAATGTTGTTTTCTTTGACACGGCATATCCGATCCATTGTGGTGAGGTCATCGAGGACTCTAGTGAGTTCATCGGGTGTTTTAAGGGATTGATAGAAACGAACGAAGATAGATTTCTTTGTAGATCTATGTGAGGTTTTGATAAAGCGCCAGATGTCTTCTGTGATCTTTGCGCTTTCGTTGCGGCCCATGCCGACGAATGGGATATGCATATCCTTTTCGAGATTGGCAAGATGGGCTGTGGCTTTCTCGGCATCTTCGCGTGTGATGGTCATGTCTAACGTCCGGGCGAAGTGTACTGCAAAGAGGATCTTCTGATGATGAAGATTCTTGCGGCCGTAATACTCGTCCAGCATTGGATGCTTGTTTGTGTGGACGAGATTAGGATGGAGTTCGAAGTGATGGTGGATGTATTCTTTGGCTTCGTCATTTAGAAGCAAAGGGCCATATAGTTTCGACAGTTCCCGAATGTAAGATTGAAGCCGCATCTTAGCCGCCTTTTGTTCTTCGTTAAGCGGGGGAATAGAATAAAGATGGAAACGCTTTTCAACGCCGTAAACGATAATCGTTCGAGCCATAAAACCGTCCGAGAGAATATCTTGATTCTGAAGACTTTGGAACTTTCCGAGCGTTGTGTTGCCAAGCAGACTGATGCACATATTTGTACAAAAGTCAGTGTCGCTGTGTTTAAGTTTTCGGACGTACTTTCTTCCACCGTTATAAGCTTCGAGGAGAAAGTCGGAAAGTTGTTCGGCATTTTTCTTAAAGATTGAGGTTAGTTCGTCGAGGATGAATACGAGAGAGCTGTGATGATAGGCTTTGCGTCTGTTTTCAGAATCAACATAGCGGTGCAAATAAGCCACGCGAGAAGTCTCTTGCGTGAATTGCTCAAAAGTCGTACTGTTTGGAGCGATGTAGATAAGAGGCTGACGTGCGCCTTTGCGGTTGTCTGAAGCATCTTCGCCGAGGAGTTCGGCAGCGAGATCATTCTCTGGAGTCTTGATCTCGGCGGGGATTTCGAGGAGTTCTTTCATCGGACTCGTAATGAGAGATTTACCCGCCGAAGCGGGTCCGATGAAAGCGATGTATTGATTCGGAAATACTGCGTGGAAATCTAAGTCACCGAACCAGACGCGCCTTTGAAGGGCAGCGCCGACCATGAAATAAAACGCAGCGTCAACAAACGGCTGCGGGCTTTGTACGTCTTTTGTGTACAAGCACCAGTCTTCATATAGGCTCATGCAAGTATGCGAGTCTTACAGAGTTCTTGCGGATTTGTAGTGTGGTGATTACGTCGAAACCTTCTAGCTTCTCAAGGTTCGGATCGAACTCGCTGGGAAGATGAGTCTCATGTACAATAACGACCGAGGGCGGCGGCAGGTTAGGCGGCCACTCTTTGATCTTCTCCCGGATCGCATTCGTGATCTGGGTTATTCGGTCGTTCGTCTGACGCATAAAGCGGAGGGAGCTTTTCTTGGGCCGAGTTTAGGCGAGGTCTCTCATGCCGTTGGGATTCTCTTTTGAATACTTACCCCAATTCTTTCCGGCTTGGGCCTCAGACTTCATGGTGAAGTTCACTCCGTCTCGGCCGGTAAGTGAGATCGCGAGGCATTCTTGCATGAGCTTCGCCGTGTCGTTGACAATCCCATCTGGAACCAGCGCCAGAAAAGAGTCATGTTTATTGTTAATCGCTGGTAGTGTTTTGAGCGGTCGCTCTCTGTTGTAGCGGTTGACTGCGATGTGTGTGATACAGCCCACGGTGGACTGAGGAACCCACGAGATGCCTTCCCTGATATAAGAGTCAGTAATAGTACGCTCGAACCGGCGTGGATATCCAAACAGATTACGGAGCTGACGGTTAGTTCTAATCTGAAATTCAATTTCATCTTGCCATTCTATGATTTCGGGGAACAGTGACGCGAAGAAACCAAGGAAGACTTTGCATTCTTGGAGACTGAGGGTAAGAGTGCCATGACTCTGCTTGAGGGTTTGAAGCTGAAAGGTCCGCTCACGCATTCGATAAGATGAAGCATGGCAGACCATCTTGCCGATCTTGTATTCCTTGTCGGAGGATTTGATTGCTTTGTCGAGAGGTTTCCAATCGGGATCTTTCTTTAGATCAGACGGCGACAGGGATTTCCAATAGCTTGGGGATTTCCCCGCGAGAGGCCATTCGTTCTGCATCTGCTCGCAGAAGATATGGAGCGCGATGAAGGTATGGGGTTTGATGCCCACGTTGAAGAGTTCTCTATAACGCCCCGGTCGTGTGAGATTGGCGACGATAAGAGCCTCGGCGCCGCTTTGGTCGCACTGGACAAACGTAAGGCCCGGCGGGGCGATGTAGATATCGAGAGCTTCTTTGTCGGGATTCTGCAGGTTAGCTCCGTAGTCGCCAAGGAATTGTCCAGAGGCTAGACGAAAGCTTCCTGTCCCGGCGACCTTGAGAGAGGTTAGGCAGTGGATGTGTGGGGTGGGCATAGTTATTCGCAAGAATAAACCTCTTTAGAGACTTTCAGATCCGATGGCCAGTCCATAGCTTTGTGAAAGCTGTCGTCGAGGATCATGACTTTATTCGTGGGCTGGGCCGTGATGCGCCCGTTGTCAAGCTTGATAAAGAGGAACTCTTTGTTTTGCTCGGGATCGTCACTGAAGCCGTCGTCGAAGGGCGCGGCGGTGAAGAGATATGTGCCGTAGTGTATAAAGCCGTCGCAATCTGCCATACAACGCTGGCTGCGAAGATAAGTGTACTCAATGGTCTCGAAGTTCCAACCATAGCAATCCCAGCGTTGAGATTGTTCAAGAGGCCATTCGCTGGGGAGTATATCAGAGCCGAAGTATAGCGCATGGAGCGGAAGGTTGCGAT